CAGTTATATTGCTAACTCCTCAACACGAACTAGAACTGTACTTTGGTGACAACCTGGGCAAGACCATGGAAGATCCCGACGACAAAAACGAATGGTTTGCGTTCATGGAGCAACTGAGACATTTTGCCACAAGAACAAACTTCAACGGATTTAGACCCTTGAACATCAATCAGCTTAGACACAGCCTACAAGGCCAGGCTGCAATCAAGGAAGGCCTATTTGAAAGCTGGCAAGGTCGTAAAAACATGAGCTGGAGTGCTGGTCCTACAGAAGCTAGATTAATGATCAAACACAAACGTAACCTGGACGAAACAGATGCTAGACATTTGTATATTGAAAGCCTGTTTATTGAAACAGCCGAAGGTGAGCGTTACAAATTACCATTTAACAAACTGACAGGTGGCCGTGCCATGCTGGAGCATGTGCGCCAAGGTGGCAGACCCTACGACATCCGTGGACAGCATATAACTGACATAGTAGAAGAACTCAACGTGCTGGGTCGCTTTGAACGAAGTGTTGCCAGAGAAACTGTACTAGAAGGCGATACTGCCCAGTTGGTATCAGAAGCCGCTGTGTATCGCAAAACGCTAAAAGAAAATCTTAAAAGACTAGGAACCGGTCGTGGATATGCCACTTACTTTGAATCATGGAATCCGGTAGAACTGACCGAACAGGATGTGGTGATTGAAAGTTTAAAACACATGTTTGTCAAACAGACATTAGACGCAAGGATTGAGCAGGCACTGCCCGTGTTAGCTCGTATACAACAACAAGGAAACGCTATGAAAGAAGCTAACATATTTGAAGCCTGGGCTGAACGCCTGGTAGAAGGAACCTGGAGCACTCCAGATTCTCCAGAAGCCCAACAAAAATTATTGGACTTGATGAGTAAGGAATTGCCAGTGGGTGCTGATGCTACCAACGCCACTGAGCAGTTGTATGACTTGTTGGGCGATGACAAATTGTTTGATTTACTAGAATCTTTAGCCCAACAAGATCCCAATGCTGACTGCCGTCAGGTGATACTGGACCGCATGCAAGAACTCAGCGACAATCCTGATGTGCGTGAGGTGCTTGAACAGTTGAACATTGATGCTGATGCCACAATGAATCCTCCAGAAAGCATGCCTGCTGATCTAGGTGACGAGGAACAAGCCATGGCTGAAGGATCAGATCACAGCCTTAAAAAAGTTTTTGATCGATATGCCAGACATCTTCCAGCTTCACGTGGTGATACTTCCGATGTCGATCAAATGATGCGTAGTAGTAAAATTTTGAAAGATATTACAAAATACGTAAGAGATAACTACGGCGAAGATGCGGTAGACAACATGGAACGTTACGCCAATCGGCAACCTGGCGTGACTGAAGATGCAGTCAGATCTCTACGCAGAGCCGCTGGCCTAACCGAAGGTCGCATGCTGGACGAAGATAAATCAAAACTTGATCATATCCTGGATCGTTTCAAATATGAAGTTCGCAACTTTGAACAAGGTGGCGATTTAGACGACGATTTATATGATGCCTTGTTTGACTACTATATGGACACTGGTGACATGCCGTATGGCACAGCCAAGGCACGTGATGGCGATCCATATGAATGGGTAGCACAGAACCTAGAAAGCCATTTACGTGGCGGTGGTATCATTGGTGGTGTTCCTGATGAAGACTACGGTCTTGAGCGTGAAAGTGCAGGCGACTATGCACCAGAAGAAATCCGTTCCGCACACAGCGTGGATGGTGGCATGGACAATTCAATCTTGTACGATGACTCCACTTGTAACATGACCGAAGCTGGTGAAGCATGTCCAGTACACGGTGTCCAAGAGTGCTGGGGATCTATGGCCAATGAAGGAGAATTGGGCACAGCCGTTGGTGCTGGCCTTGGAGGCACATTTGGTGGACTTCCTGGGGCTGCTATCGGTGGTACAGCCGGGCACCTTTTAACCAAAGACGAAACTGACGAAGGCACCAATTCGGATAACATAAAAAATTCAGCAGTTGGTGGACTTGCATGGGGAGCTGGAGCCACAGCCGCACAGGCCGCACTCAGTGCATTGGAAGAAAAATCACCCTTAGCTGGCCAGTATGGTCACTCGGGCAAGATGAAGGAAGTGGATAAAGACACCAGTTTCTTGGATCGCCTAAAAACACTTTCTGGAATGAAATAGTCATAAATACTCTTGCAATAAAAAGTAGTGCATGCTATAATAACACATGCGCCCGACAGGCAACCCAAATAAAAAAAGTAATTTAACCAGTTTTGTAGCAAACACAATCAGTGATGTGTATAATAACACTGTAGGCAACCATTTAAGGCAACTTAAATCAATCATATTAAATCAACTCGGAAAGGCAACATAATATGGCATCCTTAGCAGAAATCAGAGCAAGACTAGCAGCATCAGAAAACAAACCAGGCAGTGGTGGATCCGGCGGCGATGGATCAATTTATCCACACTGGAACATGGAAGAAGGTCAGTCGGCCACACTACGCTTCCTACCAGACGGCAACACTAAAAACACATTCTTTTGGGCAGAACGGGCCATGATCCGATTGCCATTCAATGGCGTCAAAGGTGAGATGGAATCCAAACAAGTTTTTGTACAAGTACCTTGCGTGGAAATGTGGGGAGACACTTGTCCAGTACTTACCGAAGTAAGAACCTGGTTCAAGGACAAGAGCCTGGAAGATATGGGTCGTAAGTATTGGAAGAAACGCAGTTACATTTTCCAAGGCTTTGTGCGTGAGAATCCCTTGCACGATGACAAGACACCGGCCAACCCAATCCGTAGATTTATCATTGGTCCTCAGATCTTTACCATTATCAAAGGTGCCTTGATGGATCCAGAATTAGAAGAATTGCCAACAGACCTGTTGCGTGGCCTGGACTTCCGTATTACCAAAGGCGCCAAAGGTGGCTTTGCTGACTACAACAGCAGTAAGTGGAGCAGAAAAGAAAGTGCCTTGACTGAAGTGGAACAGGCGGCCATTGCTGAACACGGCTTGTATGATCTTGGATCGTTCTTGCCCAAGAAGCCAACTGACGTTGAACTCAAGATTGTCAAAGAAATGTTTGAAGCAAGTGTTGATGGTCAGAGTTATGACACCGAGCGTTGGGGTACTTACTTCAGACCAGCAGGTGTATCTGCTCCAGCAGGCGCAACTCCAGCAGTGGAAACTGATGAAGATGCTCCGGCACCAGTGGCTAAACCAGCACCGGTTGCGACCAGCAACTTTGATGACGATGAACCAGCAGTGGCCACAGCACCAGTTGCGGCAAAAGCATCCACAGACAAGGCTCAAGATATCTTGGCCATGATCCGTAGCCGTCAAAAAGCGTAACTTAAAATAGTCCAGGTGCTCTGCATCTGGACTTGACTATTATACAAAAATGAAATTTTCTTTGGTGTTCGATAACTCCGGCGATATTATACCTTTTGAAGTTCTATACAATCACGAATTGTTTGAGTTTTTTGTAGATAAATCAAACAAAGAAGGACAAAACAGTTTTTCAAATCGGCAAGTGTTGTTTCGAGATCTTGATAAAAAAATTACACATTTGCATTGGGCTATTTCAAAGATCAATGAAGTGTTGTATTTTTTAACGGGCAAGTCATTGGATCAACATAACAATTTAGAAAATTATTTGAACCAAGATTTCTTAAATAAGACACATTGTGATTGGGTTTTTTCTCAGGCAAATACTGTTGATATTGATAGTCTTAGATTTAGTAACGATTCAAATTTGGCCAGAATTGGTAATCAGTTACATGACATGTATCCAGATCACATACGCATTGTAAAAGTGGCTGCTGTACTAGAAAAGTTAGGATATATATATCCATATGAAGAAGTAAACATAGGAGTACACAGGTTGGAAAATTCTTTCATCAAAACAAATTTAGAATTCAGTGCCGACAACAAATGGGAAGTGTTTCCAAATCCATTTCAGGATTCAATGGTTTCTAATAATAACGTAGTAAATTTTTCTTTTGGATACACTTATGTGGGTAGGCAATACTATAACAAGTTTCTATATTTTGATAATGATTTGAAATACCAAGACCATTACAATTATGAAACCTTGGAATTTTCATTCCAGATAAATTTACAACAACCACAGACGATAGCGTACAGTCCTGAATCAGTTGCGTGGGCAGAAAAAAATAATATTCCGTTAATTGCTGAACAATTACCTATAGCCAATATATCAAATTTGACAGAAAATTTATTTGAGTATAGAAAACTTTTATATCGTAATTCTCGAGATAACAACCGAGCAACGCTTGTTTTAAATTAATACACGAAAGAGAGAATATAACATGGGAAAACCATTTGACGTAAGTAAATTTAGAAGAGACATCACCAAAAGTATCGATGGTCTCAGTATTGGATTTAATGATCCCACAGACTGGATCAGCACAGGCAACTTTGCCTTGAACTATTTGATCAGCGGAGACTTCAACAGGGGTATTCCGCTGGGCAAAGTAACTGTGTTTGCTGGCGAGTCAGGTGCGGGCAAGAGTTACATCTGTTCAGGCAACATAGTCAAGAACGCACAAGACCAAGGCATCTTTGTGATCCTGGTCGATACAGAAAATGCGCTAGACGAAGATTGGCTCAAACGATTGAACGTGGATACCAGCGAAGAAAAACTGCTCAAGTTAAACATGAGCATGATTGATGATGTGGCCAAGGCCATCTCCACATTCATGAGTGACTACAAGGCCCTGCCAGATGGCGAGCGAATGAAAGTGTTATGGGTAATCGACAGCCTAGGCATGATGCTGACACCCACAGATGTAAATCAATTTGATGCAGGTGAAATGAAAGGTGACCTGGGTCGTAAGCCTAAAGCACTCACAGCCCTGGTGCGTAACTGTGTCAACATGTTTGGTAGTTACAATGTTGGATTAGTGTGCACCAACCATACCTATGCCAGTCAAGACATGTTTGATCCAGATGACAAGATATCAGGCGGACAAGGATTTATCTATGCGTCAAGTATTGTAGTTGCCATGAAGAAAATGAAACTCAAAGAAGACGAAGATGGCAACAAGATCTCCGAAGTCATGGGTATCCGTGCCGGTTGTAAGGTAATGAAAACACGTTATGCCAAGCCGTTTGAAGGCATGCAGGTCAAGATTCCATACGAAACAGGAATGAATCCTTACTCAGGCCTAACTGACTTGGCCGAGAAAAAAGGCCTGTTAAAGAAAGATGGTAATAGACTGATGTTTGTTACTAGCGATGGCGAAATCATCAAACAGTTCCGCAAGGCCTGGGAATCAAACGAAGCTGGCTGTCTCGACAAGGTCATGGCAGACTTTGTAAATCAGAAAGAAACGGTAAGTACAGAAGAAACTGCAACGGAGGAATAACAATGAGCATTGAACTAAGTCGAGAAATTTGGAGTGAATTAAAACGCTATATCAACACAGTTGATCGTGATGAAGCTGCTGAGACACTAGTAGCTGTGTTAATTGACAACG